GATGGTGTAAGGGACCATATAAGGCTCGTACTCGAAGCCCTCCAGTACCTTTGCAGTCTCTTCCTCAAAGACACTACGAAACTTCGATTTCTTGGACCTTCGGTTCATTGAATACCTCTGTTAAATAACGTGGACCTGTTGAGTATAGGAACCCTCTTAAGGAGGGCCAGCATTCCTTTTTGTACGAGCAGTAGGAGCATCCGACGGCGAGTTTGCGGTTGCCACTCTTTCCATCTGCGATAGTTTCGTAGCACACCTCTGGTGGCTCCTCCTGCTCTACCATCTTTTTTATCTGGTTGATTCTTTCCCCAATGTCATAAGAGATTAGGTCGTACACAGGTGCTTGTGTGTCCTCAGAGTCATACAGCAGATAAGTCAGATGTCCATTTTGTTTGTCCATCGCCAGCCAGCCAAACGTGGTCTCACCTTCTGAATGAGCGTAGCCTTTGATCTGACCTATGTACCCAAAAGGGTCGTCATAGGCCAGTGTTCCTTCCTTGAACTTCTTGAAGCCGAAGGTGGAAGTAGACTTCACGTCAGTCACAACTCCGTCAATCCTGCAGTCCATAGAACCTTTGACGCCATTGACTTCACACAGCTTCTGCTCGTCTGTCACAGCGTGACCAGCGGCCCTTGTGAGGAACAGTAGCATCTCTTCAATGAGGTGTCCGTAGAGGAACTTGACGTAGGTGTGGGGCTGTATGTCTTCCCCTTTGTCCACGTCGTTGTACACATTCCACAGGTAACGCTCCTCACGTCCTATATTGGACATACGTAGCTTACGTGAGTCGTCTCTGACCTCAGTGAACTCTTTACGCATAAGGTCCTTCACGTTCTCACCGAACTGCTCAATGCAACTCTCGATGTCTACTCCTTCTGCTACTTCTTTCGACTCCACAAGTTTGTAGATGTCGCTCACAAGGTTGTACACGTTTTTCATTTGTACTCTTCCGCTGTACTAGAGACGACAACTCTTGCCTCCTCCGGTGTGCATTTGAACCACTCGCCTCTACGTTCGTAGGACTTTTGTAGCTCTGTGTGTGCTTCGTTTTCCGCTGCTCTTCGATTGTTTACATCATAGTAATATTGTAACACATAATCTCTAAAAGGTGAAGAAGTTTGGTAGCCGTTTAAGCGGTCCTCAGCGTCTATGGCCATGCCCACCTTTACCCAGTCAGGGAAGTTAGGGTTGGTAATGACGTACACCTGACCCTCGACACTGCTTTCGTACTTCTCTAGGCTGCTGAAGGCTGCATGTTCAAAGCTCTTGTACCGTCCGGGCTTGTGCAGAGGGTGATACTTTTTAATGTACTTACCATTTACGTACATTCTAAGATTGTTTTCTTTTCGTTTTGCTTCTGGGTCTCTAGTGGGGTACTTACCGTCTACTTTTGCATAAAACATATTCTTCTCCTTAGTGTGTCTCTGCCCATGTTGTTCCAACTTTGTACTCACCGTCTAGTGGACACCTCAAGTTAAACTCAATACCTGCAGCCTTGAGGCACTCCACTGCTAACCACCCGTACTTCTCTGCGTCTTTCTCTGCTACTTCTGCCTGTACCTCGTCATGGATGTTACCTATGATCTTGTAGTCCAGCTTCCATTGCTTTGCGTAGTCGTCCAGAATCACCAGTGCCTTCTTCATTACGATGGCCCCTGCTGCTTGCAACAACGTGTTCAACGCTGAGTGTTCTGACCTGACTAGGAGCCGACGACCGTCAAGACCTGTGAGGTATCCTCTGGCTGATGCGTTTGAAACTCTCTCCTTAAGAGCTGCGAATGATGGCAGATTATGTAGGAAAGATTTTCTAAGGTTTCTTCCAGTATTTCTACCTCCTCCAGCCACTGACCCAAGTTTTTCATCTCCTGCTCCGTATAAGAGGGCATAGATGAAAGTTTTTGCCTGATTTCTTGATTCAAGTCCTGCAAGTTTTCGATTAGCGGTGTGTATGTCTCCATTAAGGATTTCATCGGTATACTCCTTGTCATTCATGTAGTGTGCCAGCATACGCAACTCAAGACCACTGGCGTCAAAACCCACTAGCTTCTTGCCTTCGGGCACAGTCCAACAGGACCGACACTCGTGTCCATACGGGCTATGACTTGCGGGTACTTGAGCCATGTTGGGTGACTGGTGTGTCATACGTCCGGTGACAGCACCGTTGCTAATGACACGTCCGTGTACTCTGCCGTCTTCCTTGACATGCTCCAGCCACGAGTTTACCTGTGCGTATCTCTTTTGTAGCATCAGGTACTCACTCACAATCTTAGCTTCAGGAAGGTCAATAGTGTCTAGGACTGCTTCATCGACTATTGGGTTGCCCTTCTCCGTGAGTTTGTCGAAGCGAACCCCAAGGCTCGAAAGCCTCTTCGCAATTTGCTGCCTAGAACCCACGTTAAAAACCTCAACTTTGTCCTTAAGCCTCTTGCCTGTTTTCTCCGACCACCTTTCGTGGACGATTGGCTGGAACCTCTTCTGTAGTATCTCCTCGATGTCATTCATTCTCTCCTTAAATGTGGAACACAGGTCTCTTGCTAAAGGCTGGTCCAGAACCCAACCGTTTATCTCCTGCTGCTGAACTGAGGCTTGTACTTTATGCTCTAGCTCAATGCTGGCAGGTGAGAAGCAAGTCATCTCCTGCATTAACTTCTGGTGTACTGCTTCTGTTACGTTCACGTCCTGTATGCAGTAGTCGATCATCTCTTGTGACAGCTGAGACCAGTCACTGTGGTCACCTTTTGGGAAGCCTAGGTCATTACCCCAGTTCCTCAAAGAGTGTCCTCCTGACTTACTTGGCTCACACAAACGTGACAAAACCAGAGTATCGACTATGCGCTCAGGAGCCACTGTGATGCCCCAGAGACGTTCTAGGACAGGCATATCGTATCCTATTAGGTTGTGCCCAACGACGCTCTGAGAGCCTCTGAGGGCTTCTGAGAGGGTATCAGGGGTCCCATGTACCAGAGTTACGTCGTTTTCCTTGGTTACAACGCACCAAATGGTGTCCGGGGTCAAACCATTGGCCTCTAGGTCAAGATAAATCAAAAGTCGTCCCCTACGTGTGGATTAGGTACTTCACTCAACCTGCCGGTAGACCTATCATAAGCAAGGTAACAAGCAGGACCAGTTTCACCAGTGTAGCGGTTCTTGAGAACCCTGACAGTCGTGGTGTTTCTGATGTCTTCGTTTTCATGTTGTTGGTCTCGTTCCATGCCTATAACAATGTCGGACAACTGTGCAATTGCCTGTGACCCCCTGAGTTCACCTAGGCTAATCTGGGCACCGTCTTCATGTGCTTTGCCCTGTGACCGCCGTAGGTGTGACACGAGGAACAAGCAGATGCCTGTCTCAGCCACGAGTGCCCTGAGTTTAGTCATGATTTCATCAATGGCTTTACGCTCGTCACCGTTTTCCTGAGACGACACAACGATGGACAGGTGGTCCAGTATCACAAACTTGCAGTCCAGAGCCTTAGCCATGTAACGCACACGTGCCAGAAGGTTGTCTGCAGAAGTAGAACCCCAATGGTCGAACAGGTAGTACCGTCCGGTGCCAAGTGTGTCTTCCCAGAAGGGTCTCAGGTCGTCCACTGGTGTGTCTTCCTCAAGATGCAGGGGTCTGTTCGCAGCCACTGACATGATGCCCAGAGTGGTACGCGAGAGGTCTTCCTCTAACGCGAGTACACCGATGTTACCGTCGCACCGCTTGAGCAGGTCGTACTCAATCTCACGTATGAACTGAGACTTACCCATGCCACTACCACTGGTGATGGTGACCAACTCGTATGGCCTGTGGCCTCTAGTGAGAACATTGAGTCCTTCCCACGGGTAAGGCACTGACTTGACATTACGTTTCTCAACGAGGTTTTCCCACGTGTCCGTACCTGCGACAATACCGTCTGGTTGATAGACCTTAGCGTTCCACCATGCTTGAGTAAAGTCTTTGACCCTGTTAGCCATGAGCATGTCACTGGCGTCCTTCACGGGCAGCTTCACTACTTTCAGCTTGTTTGGACTAAAGAGGTCCTTGACTGCATCTACTGCTGCTTCTCCTGCTTTGTCATTGTCGAAGCACAGGACCACAGTACCGTAGGACTCTAGCCACTCTAGCTGCTCCTTGACTTCCTTGGCAGCATTGGAAGCACCTGAGCGTAACGACACTACGTCCCACTGCTTATTGGACATCTCGTAGACTGCCATGGCGTCCAGTTCACCTTCAGTGATGGTAATGTACTTGTTTGTTTTGCACTGGTGTTGTCCAAAGAAACCAACTCCGGTTATGTCACCGCTAGTGTGGAAGTTCTTTGTCTTCACCTCACGTACCTTTGCAGACGCAACTTCATTTGTGCTGAGGTTGTAGTAAGGGTAGTAGTGCTTAATG